AGCGGTTGCCACTAATACTTGGATATACATCGGGTGATTGAGATGGCTTCGATAATGATAGGTGTCGCTGGTGTCGCACAGCAACTAAAGACAGCGAATGCTTCACCAGCCGCACCATCAGGTTTGAGAATACTAGATTTTAACCCTTCTTCCGGTAGTGGTAATACCGATGCCGTTGATATACAGGAAAACGAGGAATCTATATCCGCACAGTTTAATCATGATGGTAGTAGCTTCAGTAGTGGTACTTACTCAGCCGACATAAACATAGGTACTCTAAGCAGTAATTACACCGGTAGTGCAGCCGCTGTAACTTTGGAGTTTGGTGGTTTCTTAGATGGTACTATACCCTCTGGCACTACATTTTTGTGGGACGTAACTACAGGTAGCAACACCAGCCTATCAGCCGGTACTACTTCTATAATAGGAACAGCATCAACCTCTCAAGATTCTCTTGGTTTTTCTGGTGCTGATGATGGGGTAGGCGAAAAAGCCAGACTAACATTCGGTGGTGGTAAAGGCGGTTTTGTCTTCCCGTCAGTCAATGATGTGTGGCATATCGAAGTTTCATGTACTGCCACTAGCGCAGGTGGTAGTGCTAGTGCGCAGGTAGATATAGAATACACATTTGTATTGTAAATTGCATACCTGTTAAATATACTAGGCGTGATTTGACATCATGATGCAACACCCAAACTGGCTTCTTTACGAGGAGTTTCTAGATAAGGCTACTTGTGAGAGATGGATAGAAGCTGGCAGACAAACGGAGCCAGAGAAGGCAAAGACCTTTGATGGTAACGAGGGACACAGAAAGACACAGATACGCTGGCTACAGAACAACGACATGTACAAGGAAATGCACGACGTATTCAAGCACATAGCTTTGGATGCCAACCAATACTTTCAGACTATGATAACGGTTCTACCTCCGCTACAGTTTACTGAGTACGCAGATGTCGGACACAAGTATGACATGCACCATGATGTAGACATTAACAGACAGGATGGTAGGCACAGGAAACTTAGTATTGTCGTACAACTAACTGACCCAGAGGAGTATGAGGGTGGTATTCTTTCCTTTGCGCACACACAGAACCCAGACCCACAGGCTTTGATAAAGCAGGGTAGTATCATATGTTTCCTATCCTATCTAGAGCATGGCGTTAGCCCTATTACCAAAGGCTCTCGCACTAGCCTTGTCGGATGGTTTGAAGGACCCAGATGGAGATAATATCTATACGACACTTTTTGTCATAGATTTTTATGAGCGATAGCGATGCCTTTGCCAACTTTTTCTTTGCCGTAATAGTGCTAGGGCTGTTCTTGTCCTTTGGCTCTGTGCCATCAACACCGCCGGGTACAATGATAGACCCAACATCCTGTTATGAGATAGAAGGCACTGTTCTCCACAAGGACATCACCGAGCATGGTAATAGGGTGTGGGTGGAGCTGTACTACAAAGAAGAAACTAACGGATACATAGTATATGTATCTAACAACACATACAACAAGTATGATGTTGGTTATACATATGAGGAGTGGACTTGTGACCTTATTGAGTATGTATCTTATCAAGATGCTATAGATGAGCTTATAGAGCTTGGTTTGTTGTTACCATCCCCTTAAGTATAAGTCATGTTTTCATACAAGTGTGTCTGTAGAGGATAGGGTGAGAAAAGGTAAAATTGTTTATCGTCCTCCCGAAAAATCATATGGTAATGTAAACATTGAAGAAACACCTCATGGGTTCAAAATATATCGGGTAGGAGCAACGAAACCTTTTAGCGTCATTCCATTTTCCGCAGTAACACAAATAATATACGAGCGTGAATAAAATGAGTGAAAATACAACAGCAGAGATTTGCTACAATGCACTGAACGAAACCATAGAGTGTGTCGCTGAGTCATCTTCGATACTAGATGACATAGAGGTCATATTGCTGGCTATAGCCGCACTTCTTGGTATAGCGGCATGGGCCAAACAAAAGTATGCTAAGATGATGGAAGATGGTGAAATATCCCTTGATGAAGTCATTGACTCTATGGGCGAAGTAAAAGAAAAGGTTGCAGAGGCAAAAGAAGAAGTAGAGAAGATTGAGAAGACTCTTGATTCTCACAATGTTGCCGAGCTAAAAGCTATGCTAAAGGAAGCTGGTCTTTCTGTTAGCGGTAAGAAAGCTGACCTTGTTGCCCGCCTAGAGGCATACAAGGATGGCGAGTAAGTGACAGACATAAATGACATAAGATTAGATAACATAGAGCAAACTGTCGAAAGACATGAGAGGCTTATAGAGCAGTTAGTACAATCGCAAATGGATATGAAGACTGGTCTTACTAAGGTTGCTACCGAGTTAGAGATAACAAACGGTTTGATAGGCTCCTACATGGCTAACATGCAAAAAATTATTTTTACCTTGATAGCAATAGTAGCAGGTGCTATGGGTCTTTCTACTCAGATGTGATAACATGGATGCAGATGACTGGTATAGATGGTGTACTGACATTACTGTTCGTGTGCAAAATGTTGAAAAGTCACTCTTAACGTATAACAACTTGCAGAAGCGTATGCTTTATGTTATGATTACAGGTTTTTTGGTGGTTTTGAGTTATGGCGTCTTATTGTAGTAATGCTGATGTTGGGTCCAGATTGGGTCTAAACAGCGCACAAAGAACACAGGCGTCTTCTCGTTTGACAACAGGCATTCGCAGAGCCTCTATAGATATAGACCAGATGTTCAGAGATTATGGTAGAGATGTGCCGTCTAAGAGCATAGCTGACTCTACAACAACAAGTACGCTTAGTGCTGGTGCTACATCTATACCAGTAGCAGATTCATCTGGTTTCAGCACCACAGGTAATGGTAACGTTGATGGTGATTCTTTTGTGTGGACTGGTAACAGTGCTAATACTTTGACAGGGGTAACTGGTCTTAGCCATGACCATGCTTCGGGTGTGACAGTACAGGAAGGAGAGATGGCTCATGTATTAAGAGAGATATGCGCTGACCTAGCATCAGCTTACTATATGGAGGATGAAGGAACCTTCCAAACTACAGGCGGGTCGGAGCGTGGGTCCACACTAAGAGAACGTGGTGAGTTTAACTTAAGGAGATTGGCTCACTTGGGTAGTGTGGATTAGGTGGGATAATGGCTAGACTTGGTTATGTAAAAGTACCCTATCAACATCCGGGGTTTCCAGATATAGATATTGATGGGCCAGTAGAAGCATTTAGAAGAAACGCAAAAGATATTCTAGATGACGCTAGTTTTGAGCTAGACAGACATGTGCAGACACTAAGAGTAAACGATGGACCACAAGGTTCTCAGTTGAGAAAAAGAAGAAATGCTGTAAGACAAAGAAAGAATGTAGACTCTAATATAGACTTTACTTTTTTCTTTGATAAGGCTGCTTATGAAACTGTATCTAGAGAAATAAGAGATAACTTGGCATCTCACTTTGATGAGTATATCAGTAACACTGTGCTTACAAAGGCAAAGGAGCAAAGTAGTGACAGAATACGCAACATGACAAGAAGATTCAAAGGACAACTTAGTCCTACTACAGCAGCGTCTGGTGACTTTTATGAAACTATAGCTGACTCTTTGGACTTTGAAAAGGTTGATATAGGCACTAGGCAACCTAACCAGTTTACTCATTACGCTGCTGGTTCGTTTGATGATATGGGTAAACTTAGCGGTGTTACTGGTAGTAGGGGTGCTAACCTAATAGAGTTGATAGGTATGGGTCCATTTGAGATGACAAGAAGCCCGTTTGGTGGTACGAAAAGACTTGGGCCGGGTAGTATAATAGGCAATCTAAAGGGGATGTAGTATGGCAGTAGCAACGAAAACACAGTATTGGGAAAGTAGAATGATGGGTGAAAACCCTGCGTCTTTGACTGGCACGTTCAACAACGCTTGGACTACTGCTGCCGGTGGTGGTACTGCTAGTAATGGTAGGTGGGTTATAACCAACGGTGTCTATAACATAACACCAACCACAAATGACTACACGTTTGTCGCTTGTATTGAGTACACTACCGCACCAGATGCCGGTGAGGTTCTTATGAGGTTAGACAACGGCACACACAGGGTAGAGATTAAGTCTACGGGCAACGCTAACTCACTATCTTTAGTGGGGTCTAGCACAGTATCTATAACGGACTTAGATTTAGCTATGGCAGAAGACAACGCAGTATCAACTATTATTAGGCTAACTTTAAATTCTTCTGGTGCAGCTAAGGCATATGTGCATGAGATAATAGAGGATGACGACGGAACAGCCGTTTCCTATAGCGTTACAGGCACGTCTGGGTCCGGTAAGGACATTAGGTGGGGTAACACTAACGGGAACGTAAAGTGGGCCTCTGTACACTACTCTTCGTTTGGTGCTTTTACCCCGGAAGAGTTGCTTTTATCTGACTTTGCACAAGACACGCTTGCTCGTATGGGTATTGCTATAGTAGACCAAATAAAAAATAGCCCAAGACCATATCTAAAAACTCAGGTAGCTGATTCGTCTATCGTGTATGGGTATGATATATCATCACAGATGCTAAACAGACTAGCAACTCCCACGATACACGTTCTTGTTGAGCAGTTAGCATCACCTAACTTTGAGTCTTTGGGTGGTGCAAAAATAACACAAGAGTACGATGTTAGGGTCTTTGTCACTGTAAAAGGGACAAACTATGAAAACTCCTATCGTTCTTGTTTAAATATTATGGGTGAGGTATTTGATGAGCTATACACCAACACAGGCGTACAAGGTACAACTGATAGTATAATATCCTACCAAGCACAGCTAGACTCTAAAATGGATAATGATGAAACAGTTTGTGTACACGTTCTAACCCTTACATATATGCGTAGAATTGATATGCGTCACCGATGAGAATGTTAATAAGACACACCATGCGTAGAACAACCACATAGAGGTGTAACTATGGTAGAGTTTCTAAACAGATATGTGTCAATACAAAAAGAAGCATCCTACGGAACCGAACCAACTGCGGGTACAGGCAACGGGGAAGTATTTGGAGAAGTAGACAGCGAATCAATTGCTACTACTTATGATTTACTAACGAGAGCAGATATTTCAAGGCCGATAGCGGCAAAGTCCGTTACCAGCACTGAGCGTTCAGAAGGAAGTGTAGACTTAGCAGTACAAGTGGATGACTTCGTAGGTAACTTGCTTTATGCTTTCTTTCCGCAAGACACATACAGTAACCCAAGCGGTTCAATTAACAAGCACGTTCTAACTGAACCCTCTCTTACATCAGCATCAGCCGGTGTTTATCCATCATTTACTATTCGTGTAGGTAGAGAGGAAAAGGAACACACATACACGGGTATGATGGCTAACACTCTAAGCATCAGCGCAAACGTCGGTGAGTACGTAATGATGAGCGTTGGCTTCTTGGGTAAGTCCGAGTCAGCAACAAGCGCAGTATCTACTGCAACATTCGACGGAGCCGCATTAGACGCACTTTACTTTGCTGATGGAACAGTTAAGTTTGATGACGGTACAAGTAGCGCACCAGCCGCATCAGCATCTGTTAAGTCAATTTCTTTTGAAGTAAATCTAAATAGAGACACTGACAACGCACACGCTATTGGAAACTCATCATATGTTCGTGCGCCACCAGCACAACGCAGGGAAATAAGCGGTACAATCGAGTTCAACAAGGTTCTCTACGGCGACCAATCTCTTGATGAGCCAGACTATGACCAGCTAGTAGCAGCCGATGGTCTTGAGTATAACGACGGTACAGATGCAGTTATGACATTGAAATTCCTTGATGAAGCCGGAGCAGATTACATAGAGATAGAATTTTTCAAGCTACGGTTTGAAGCACCTACCGCTAATGTTAGTGGTAGAGATACTAACACAATGAGTGTTGGGTTTGTTGGTCTTTATGATGATAACCTCGGCGGTATGAGGGTAACTGTAGAAGGACTTACAGTTTCCAACGCACAATACGACGCATGAGGTGGTTAGTTGTACGAAGACTTAGCAAAAGACTACGATTTGGATGAGGTTTCACTAAAAATCTTGAAAGCCCAAGTGTCAAAGAGTCAAGCACTAAAGTACCTTAGAAGATTTCCTAAGAAGGTAGTTAAGAAAGTAGCACCAAAAGCAGCACCAAAGGCAGCTCCTAAGATAGAAATAAAGGAAGAAGAATAACAATTTCCTTAAATATACTATCTAGTATTGGAGATTAGAGTGAGAGTGAAACTATGCCTGTAATGAAAAAGGAAATAGAGTTAGATGATGGACGAAAGATTTGGGTAAGACAAGCATCCGGTATGGAGCGTCTTAAAATTACCAACATACAGGGTAAAGCATTTAGGAAGATGTCACATGCTGGCGACCCTAGTGACTGGACTGACGAACAGAATGAAGAGTTCGTAAATATGTTGGATGAAATGGGTGGCGGTATAGAGGAGCAAATAGCTGCTTGGATTCCCCCGTGTATTCTCGATGAGGATGTGGATTACAACCTACTTACCTTTGAAGAGTTAAACACCATCCTACAGTTCGTGCGTGGCGACGAAGAGGAGGGCGCAGTCCCTTTTCAGAATTCCTAATGGTCGCACCGAGCCTCTGCATGGCCTTCAAGGGAATATTACCGTCTGACCTATGGCTCAAGTATTCGGTAGAGGGTGGTCGTCACCTTATGGAAATGGACTTGATTGTAGCCGCTAATATCAACGATAAGATATCTGAAGCTACAAAAGATGCTAAAAACAAAGATGTAAAGGGTATGGTCGCTAGACGTGACCAAAGGCGTGAGCAACGCAAACTATTAAACAACAACAATGAGCTACTCGACCTGTTGAGAGAAAGCGGGGTCCCTATAGTGAATGACCCAAAGAGTAGTGGTGACGGAGAATGATACTAGCAGACACACTCTTTCTTTCTTTTAGCCCATTAGTATTATTTGCTTGTGCAGTAGCTATGGTAGTGCTTCGTGCAGGTGCTTCAAGAATATTCTTCGACATCGTAGGTACGATGCAAGCCGAGAAACTAATCAAGGATTCTAAGGCAAACGCTACCATTATGGAAGCTCTTTATCTAGATGCGTTGGCTGGAATACAAGAAGGCTTCATGGAGCTAGGTGCTGGTTTCAGTGCTATGATGGATGACGTAATCCCTATAGGAAAAGAAATAGGTGAGGCTGCTAGGCAGTTTGAAAAATTCGTAAGCACAGGAGAAGATATAGACGAGTTAAATGCGCAAGTTATTGAGATAGGACATGCTTTTGGTTTCTCAGCAGACCAAGCCTTTGATGCTTCTGCTAAGATGGCGCAACTAGCGGGTGTTCTAGGACGCGGTTCTACTGCCACTGGTACTGAAGTTGGTATGGCTTTTGGTATGATTTCTGGTATGTCTACAGAGGCGGCTATGCAGAGAATGGTGAATCTTCAGCAACAGACTGGGTTTATGACAAAGGGTGTAGATGAAAACACTGGGGCTATAATAAGAAACAATATGATACGTGAGAATAGCTTCCGTATTATGGACCAACTCAACTCAATCGAGAATACTTCGGTTGCTACAATGTCCCAACTTACTTTCGTTATGAATCAATTCGCCGCACAAGCTAATCTTGCTGGTGAAAGTATAGCAAGTATGGCCGCTATGGCTGCGGTTCTTGTTGAATCTGGTGAGGAACAAGGTAAGGCTGGTAGAGCTTTGCGTATGATATATGCTAGATTAGGTGCTGATACTGCTGGTGCTAGAAAGGCATTGGAAGAATTAAATATCGCTGTTGTAGATGCTGAAACTGGTGCTTTGCGCCCACTCTCAGATATACTTGTTGATTTACAACCTGCATATCAAAATATGACTGGCGAGCAAAAACAAAACCTAGCGCAAACTGTAGCTGGTAACGTGCATTATACCAGACTGATAAAGCTACTTGAAGGTACATCTAGAATGCAAGACTTACATACTGAAGCTATGGAAGGTGCATTCCCAGCGCAAGAAGAAATAAACAGACTTCAAGAAACTAACTTGTTTAATTTAGAGCAGATGGAAAGCAAGCTAAAGACTGTAAAAGGTACGTTAGCAAACGAGCTTATGCCAACTATGACTGAAAGTACAAAGACACAAATGGTATTTTTCGATACAATAGCTCAAGCGGCACATCATGATGGTCCATTCTTAAGCCTCGGCTCCGCACTAAGTATTACCACTAAAGGATTTTTTAGGTTAGCTGAAGTGATGCGTAGTATAGTAGGTCCATTTGCACAGCAGATACTTTCCGTTATGCACTTAAGAATAGCTACTGAAACACTTCACCACGTAAGACGTGCTATGAATAAGGAAGATATGTTTCATAATCTTACAAGGAAACAACAAACTCAAGAGATAGAAAGACAAGCTGGTATAGTAAAAAATAGTTTATTACCTGTAACCGAAGAAGAATTTCAAGACAGAAGAAGATTAATAGAAACATATGAAAAACAAATAAGGTCAATTAAAAAGAAAAATAATTTGACCGACCAAGAAAAGGCTAGGATACAACAGTTAATTAGACTAAAGCGAGAACACAGAATGGATATCTCAAATGCTACAGTAGCAACAGAGGAACATGCTCTTGCTATGCAAGCCGCCGGAAACGCTACTAATCTATTTAGTATGGGTCTTGGTATAGCTGGTACTAGCTTGATGGCCTTTGGTGGTTCGCAAAGAATGATAAGAACAGGTATGGTTTTGAATACCTTTGCTATGATAGTACAAACTGCAAAACTAGCGGCCTCTACTTTAGCAACCACATTAGATAGTATAGCTAAAGCAAAAAATACAGGAGTAACTATGGCTCAGGCGGCTGCCGCCCAAGTTGCGGCGATGTCTAATACGGCATTAGGTACTGCTTTCGTTTTCTCAGCAAACGGAGCAAAGGGTCTGTTGGCAAGTTTAGGTCCTATAAGCCTAGTGTTATTAGCTTTAGGTGGTATAGCACATCATATTGCTGGTAGATTTGATGATGTGAACAACACTATTGATGATACAAATAATTTATTTACTGATATGGCTGGTACAATAGACATAGTAAATACTATGAGTATGGATGAGATACAAGCAAGTATTGACGCCGCAGACGCATCTATAAACAACATAGCGGATTCAGAAGACTCTCTTACTAAAGCAATACTAGATGGTCATGAAGCCGAAAAGAAAAGATTTGAAGATGCCAAAAAGATGAAAATATTACAAAGTGATGAGGCTAAAAATTTAGCTTTACTTATGGATGAGGCAAATGAATTGTCTGATAAACAAGGTCGCTTCTTTACGGCTGAAGGAATAGTGAAAACCGCAAGTCCTAGAAAAAAGGCATTTAAGACCTTAGAAAATGAATATGGTGATTTGTTCAAAACTTTAGATGAAATGGGTGTTGATTCTTCAGCAGCATTAGCAGAATTCAACGTAGGAAATTTAGAGGGTATGGCTAATACTGTAGGTGAGTTTACAGATAACATAGGTGACTCTTTCAGTCAAGCCGAAGATACTATGCACAGTTTCAACAATGCTAGAGAGGAGCTGTTCTTTGGATTTTCTTCCTCTAACCTTACAGGCGACTTGATTAGACAAGTGCAACAACAAGGAGTAGAAAATCTTATTACTAACACAGAGGTAATCATGACCAACAACTTCAATGGCATGACTGTCCCAGAAGTAGCAGACCAGATTTTAGAGGAGATAGAGAGTAGAGCAAACCTAAGTGGTATATCACTTTCTATGTCGGCGGCATAGGTGAGTAAATGGTAAGGACTGTAACACAGAAGTACCAGATATGGCTTGCTGGCTACTACGATGACTTCAATGGGGCTAGGGCTATACCAGATTACAGAAACACACCGTCAAGCACTAGCACTTACACACACTTAGCTAGTCACCACGGCAACCCGCTAAATGGCGAGGCATTCCTAAACCCCAGATACAGATGGTCTGTAGAGGAAAGAGCTATAGATTCCAACAAAGTAGCTGGTAATGCGTCAAGGGTATCTGGCACTAGCCCAGTAAATAATTTTTTAATGAACGATGGTTTGTTTGAGTGGCTTACCTTCGATGACACAAGACTAGGTAAGGATGACTACGAAGGTAGAATACACCTACAATACCCAGACGGACATGTCGCTAACAGATATAAATTCAACAACGACTCAAATTACGGTAGTGACTTCTATCAGAGATTTATCAACGGACATAACAGTGACGCTTCTTACATAGTCCCTGTTGGTGACAATGACGCATCGTTTGGTAGGTCTGATATGAAAAGATATACTGAGGCTAACTATGAGGATAAGAATGGGGGTATAACTTCTACCACTGGCAACTTCGTACAAAGAGCG